GGATACAACGGAACTGGTTGATGCAATAGAAAAAGCGAACAGATTAGTATGTGTTTTAAAAGAAGTTAATACACTTATCCATTCGCTTTTGGGGGCAGAACAATCAAAGACCTAATTTTTTGGAAATATACTGATTTGTTGCAGTTTGTAGCATATCGTCCCAAGTCTTGAAAATTGTTGTGGCTGCTATATGTTTGTCAAGATCAGATTCTGGTATAGCTTCGAAGGTATCTTGTGATTCAGCATTGAATCCGCCTGATGTAAACAAATCATCTATAGAAGAAAATGAAGTGTATTTTTGCATAAATGAATTTGGGAATAATTCTGCGAAAGAAAGTTGCTTTTTTTCACCTAATTCTTTAGCACCTTGTTCCATTTTCTTTAACTGATTTTGTAATTCATCTAAGCCATCAATTTTAAATGACATATGTGGATTCTCCTTTCATAATACTCGGACGCGGCAACGTCCTGTAAAGAGAGAATAGCACGGTAAGCACGCAAGTACAAGCAGAAGTATTAACTATGGACAATGCAGAAAAATAGCGAAAATTGGACAAGAAAATCACATACAGTGTAATGGAGGTGGTGTAAATGAAAATTATAAATGGATTCAAAGTAAATATGTATGTGAGGATCGGAGATCAACCACCTAAAAATTGGGAAGAGTTCACAAAAGAGGAACAGAGAGAAATTTCGCAGAAATTAAACGAACAGGCAGCAAGATCATTTGCTATCAAAGTTAAGTAGACCGCTTCAGCGGTCAGAGGTGGACAAGCATGAGAAGAGTAGAAGATATTCTTTTTGCATTTGGAATGACAGTCTTTATCATAGCCGCCTGTGGCTACGATGGACAACCTGTAATATGCGGGATTATATCCATGATAGGTCTGTCACTGGCATATTTTGAGTATTGGAAGAAGGTGAAGGAGAATTGAAAAAAGAATTAAAGGATTTTGAAACATACGAGTTAGTAGAAGAATTAAGAAATAGAGAAGGAGTGGAGTCACATAGGGCAGATCCATATGAAGAAAAAGAATACAGTGTCAATGGTCCTGCCCTTGTGCTCATCATTGTTGATTAACGAACTCTTCTGTAGCGGTAAACACCCTTAATATGAGCCGCTAAATATCCGCCTTTAGAAGATGCATTCATTAAAGACGAGTATACCGATTGAGGAACACCATAGTATTCATATAAACCACCGGAATGGAAAAGAACAGCTAGAGTAGTTCCCTCATATCCAACAGAATGGATGTTGGATGAAGTTACAGGAATCATATTCATAACTCATACCTCCCCTCGTTATGTACTCGGCATGACGTGCCTGTACAGATATTATACCTGGGAAGTATTGGAAAATCAAGGAAAGGGGGAATCGTAGATGAGTTGCATAGAAAAGAAAATAGCACCGCTAAATTCTTTGACGAGAACCGGTGCTATTACAACTAAAAATACATAAAGCATTTTTATGTATTTTAGCACAGGAAATCAGATTTGAAAAGGAGATTTTATGAGTTATTACAGGAAATGCGAGGACTGTGGATGCACACTGGATCCCGGAGAGGGACGTATCTGTGATGAGTGTGCTGAAAAAATGCGGCAGAAAACAGACCGCAGGGCGGTGCTCCGTAAAATGATACTCTCGACAAATTATAAACAGATGGAAATGGAGGAATTTTTAAGATGATCAAATTAACGACAAAGGAATATAAGGAACTTGTTGAAGGAGCAGTAAAATTGAAAATTGTTTCTGAGTTTTTAGAAAAACAGGAGGATAACTATGTCAATGCCAAAGAACTGAAACTGATCTTAGGCTGTAAGGAAGAGGAATAAAGGAGTGGACAATTATGGTTTATGGACTCGCCACGAGTGGGATCAGCAGAAGAAACTCGAAAGACTTCCAGTGTGTGACTGCTGTGGTGAGCATATTCAGGATGAAACATACCATGAGGTTACGGGAATAAAGATCTGTGATGAATGTCTAAAAGGTATGGTCAGAAATGTGGAGGTATAAATGGAAAATTTATTGCAGGCAAATGAGATAAGTTGCAGGGTGCAGCAGATATCAGAAAAGGGATTGTCTTTGCTTTTGTATGTGACATCCAGAGATGGACAAAAACGTTTGGATGAAAAGTTTGGGGAACTCGGATGGCAGGACAGATATGAGGTGATTGATGGAGATTTGTATTGCATCATTTCTGTATGGGATTCTGAAAAAAAGATGTGGATATCAAAAGAAGATGTTGGAACAGCCTCTTATACGGCAAAAGAAAAAGGAAGAGCTTCGGATGCATTTAAAAGAGCCTGTGTGAAACACGGAATCGGGCGTGAGCTTTATACAGCACCATATATATGGATTTCAAGCAATTATTGCAACATTAAGACGGACTCTAACGGAAAAACGTCAACGAGAGATAAGTTTTTTGTCAATCGGATCTCGTACACTTCAGACAGGAAAATTGATGAACTGGAGATAGTGAACCAGAATATGGATGTTGTATTTAAACAGTATCCATCGCAGAAGATTGATGATATTAAATATTCCGTCTTGTTAGAAAAGCTAAAAGAAGCCCATGTAACAATGGAAAGTGCTGCGGAATTATTTCGTGTTGATACGTTGCAGGAACTGGACATTAACCAGTGGAATCGCCTGATCAGAAAATTAGAAGTCACGATCGCTGCAAATGCAGGAAAAAAGGAGAGTGATGGCTAGTGGAAGTTACGGGGCGGGCAGTTGGAGCTTCATTGGATTTTAAGACCAATCATTTTTTGCTTACGTTTGAAATCAATGAGAATGAACTTGTAAAAGGTGAATATGACAGGTTGAAAAATTATGAAAAGCTCAAAATTAAGGCTACCAGATACACACGGAAACGGTCGCTGGATGCCAATGCATATTTTCATGTGTTAGTTGGAAAGATTGCAGAGGCATTGACAATCTCCAAAGCAAAAGCAAAAAATGTTCTGATCTGCAGATATGGACAACCTCAGTTATTACCGGATGGCTCAATTATGGTTTATAAAACCAATGCTCCGGAAGAATTTATGTGGGAGCAGGAAAGTATACATTGTATTCCGGTTAAATACGAAGCGGCAGCTACATTTTATAAAGTCTATCGCGGCAGCCATACATACGACACAAAGGAAATGTCGGCATTGATTGATGGAACGGTTGCAGACGCAAAAGAATTGGGGATAGAAACAGCTACACCGAATGAACTGATGCGTATGAAGCAGGAGTGGAACTTATGAGCAAAAAACTGTGGAGCGTTTTTACGGATGATATGGACCACTGCTATTTTACTGGGGCATCTCCGGTGGAGAGGCATCATATCTTCGGTGGAAATCCTAATAGAAAGCATAGTGAAGAATATGGCTTTGTTATACCACTCCGGCCGGATCTGCATCCCAATGGTGTGCACGCAGGGCAGGGGGCAAAATTGATAGACACAAAGCTCAAAACAATGGCACAGAAATATTTTGAAAGCCATTATGGAAGCAGGGAAGATTTTAGAAGAATCTTTGGAAAATCATACTTAGGTTGAAACACCTGTGCACTTGAGGGTGTGTACGAAAGAAACTCTTTATCGGTAATATATCACGCAAATAAAAGCCTCTGCCAAATGGCAGAGGGGAAAGGAGCGGTATGGAAAAATTAATGTTTACGATCCTTGGAAAGCCGATCACGAAAAAGAACAGCCAGAGGATCGTGGTCTGCAAAAACAGACCTATGATACTGCCATCTAAGGCATATTTGAAATATGAGAAAGACTGTAAAAAATATATGCCGGATACAAAACAGATTGATTATCCCATAAATGTCAAGGCTGTCTATTACATGCCGACACGCCATCGGGTAGACCTTACGAATCTTCATGAGGCATTACATGACATTTTAGTTAAATATAACGTCATAGCAGATGATAACTGCAAGATTATCGTAAGCACGGATGGAAGCCGGGTACTGTATGACAGAGAAAACCCACGGACAGAGGTCACGATCACGAAAGCAGGTGGTGTAATTGAAAATCATTGATTACATACCGGTCGGACATAAGAATGCTGTAACTAGAAAGCAGCTTGTTATTTTAACAGGACTTTCCGACCGGAAAATAAGAAATATGATCCAGGAAGAATGTAACCGGGAGCATCCCATTTTGAATATGCAGGACGGAAAAGGATACTTTCAGCCGTCATATGATGAGATGCATTTGGTAAGACTTTACCGGGCACAGGAAAACCACAGAACCCTTACGAATCGTAAAAAGGTATCTGAAATAGATAAATACCTAAAATGCCAAAACAATGAACTGGAGCGTAATCAAATAAGCATCTCTGATGTGATAGGCGGTGGGAAATGAGAGAAAGTGTTGTTTTTTACCGCAGCTTTGCAGAAGCGATCAAGGCTCTTCCAAAGGAGGAGCAGTTAAAGGCACTGTGGGCAGTTATTAATTATGGGTTGGATGGTGTGATCCCAGAGGAACATGGAGTGCATACGGCGATCTTTTTAATGGCGAAGCCACAGATAGATGCTAATAACAAGAGATACCAAAACGGAACCAAAGGTGGCAGACCTGTAACCAAAGAAGAACCAAACGATAACCAAGATGAAACCAAACCAAAAGCAAACGATAACCAAGAAATAACCAAAGACAAACCAAACCAAAACCAAGATAAAACCAAAGCAGAACCTAAGGAAAAGGATAATGTAAAGGAAAAGGTAAAGGATAAGGATAATGATAATAGTGTGGTGCGTTTCACGCCGCCCACAAAACAGGATGTGATGGACTATTGTCAGGAAAAAGGTTACACGGATGTTGATGTTGAGAGGTTTATGAATTACTACATCTCTAACGGGTGGATGGTAGGGAAAAACAAGATGAAAGACTGGAAAGCTGCAATGCGAAACTGGGCGCGGAAGGATATGGCCGCCAAACCCAATAATACCAACGGAAATAGGTTTTGCAATTTTGAACAGCGCAATTATGACTATGATGCCTTGGAAAAGAACCTCTTGCGGAAGGGAAGTGGTTAGATGAGTGGACGAAAGCGAGGATGTATGCTTGACAGCTACCGTGACAGGGTAGAAGAGCTGCTGGATGCAGGCTGTACCTTCGCCGACATTTCTGACCACATGGCAGAAGAGGAGCAGATCTATGTTGAGCCCACAACGGTCGCATATTTTGTACGCAGCCGTAAATTGTCCAGCAAGGTTACACAGGGATGCAGGAATAACAGGATTGATATACCGAAGTGCGCAGAGTGCGAGTACCGACATCTGGTCACGGACCAGTACAAAAAGCCGAGCATTTATATCTGCACCAAGATATGGGTCAGAATCAATAGTGGCTGCAAGTCCAGTCCGATGAGCTGCCCGAAACGGGATATTGAGAGGGATTGTGGACTATGAAGAAATTAACGGGTTTGAGGGGATTTGAACCCCTCGGTGTCCAAAATACTACTTACACCTTTGCTCCTGAATCAGTGGTTCTGTGCAAACCCACAACCACCTGCACCCGCCGAAACTTTTTGTAATTTTGAAAATATTGTCATAAGTGTACCTCCTGAAAAAATGAATCTAAAACTAAGGTCATCGTTTAGGTTGTACGACCACATGACAGAGCAACAGGATAAAAACATTGTAAGTAATATAGATGTTGGTAAAATAATTGTTTACTACATTATAGGATTTTAAAAGCAAAAATGCAAGAAAGGAGGAGAAGTAAGAAATGGAATCTGTACAGGAAAGAATGGAGCGGCTTGGAACAAAAGAAAAGGTTGCAACGTTTATGCAGAAAGAGAAACAGCCATATGAATTTAAGCGAAAATATGCACAGATCAGGGCAGAGGAGTTTGCAAGTGAGTGCGATGGCAGAGGATTGAATTATCATGTGTCTGTCGGAGGATTGGACAGCATCGTCTTATATCTGTTTCTGCATGAAATCTGCCATATCAATGCTCCGGGTGTGAGTGCATCTACACTGGAAGATAAGAGCATTCAGAGAGTACATAAAGCACTTGGAATCATCAATGTGCCACCACTGAAAAGGGAGGATGGGACTTACTGGACAAAGCCAAGGGTCATACAGGAGTTTGGGTTTCCGGTTATATCAAAGGAGGTAGCAGGAAAAATTGAATTGCTGCAGAATCCTACCGAGAAAAATAAAACAGTGCGCCATGCAATCATAACAGGAGAGACTGGAGCATACGGCGGCTGGCAAAAAAATTCCAAAATGCAGTTAAAGCAAAAGTGGCTTGAATTGTTTGGTGGATATGAAAATGAGAACGAAGGATGTGATTATGAAAAACCGGATTTCAAAGTGTCATCAAAATGCTGTTACTACCTCAAAGAAAAGAACTGTGATGATTGGGGTAAGGAGCATAACAGTGTACCGTATCTTGGTTTAATGGCATCCGAGGGCGGCAGACGTGCAAGAAGCCTGCGAATGAATGGGTGCAATTACTTTGGAAAATCAACTATCAGATCAGCACCGTTTGCCATTTTCCATCGGCAGGATATTTTACAACTTGCTTTGGAGATGGACGCACTCTGGAAAGAGGGTCTTAAAGAAAAATATCATGAAAAGTTACTAAAAGAAAACTGCTTGTCAAATAGTTTTGAGATGCCTGACAGCATCATTCCGGAAATCTATGGAACCATCGAGAAAAAACCAGATGGAACGTTGTACACGACCAAAGCACAGCGTACCGGATGCAGCATGTGTGGGTTTGGAATCCATATAGAGAAACGTCCTCACAGATTTGATCTGTTGCATGAGAGCAATCCGAAAGAGTGGGATTATCTGATGTTCCACATGTGCAAAGACAAAGACGGAAATGACTACGGATGGGCGAAGGTACTGGACTACATTGGAGTGGGATGGGACCCTACAACGGTCGGCGGAAATTGCAAAGGGCAGATGAGTTTAGAGAATTTTATAGATTAGTGGAAAGGAGCCGGGACACGGAAAAATGAGTGATTTAGATAAATTTAATTATGAGTGTGAAGACCAGATCGATATATTTGATCTGATCAGAAAGCCAATAAGTATCACAAAACCTATTCGGTTGATCGAACTTTTTGCCGGGTATGGTTCACAGGCTATGGCATTGCGGGATATAGGTGCTAAATTTGAGCATTATCGCGTAGTGGAGTTCGACAAGTATGCGATTACTAGTTACAACGCGGTACATGGTACTGATTTTCAAACAATGGATATTACAAAAGTTCACGCATCTGATCTGAATATCTGTGATACTGAAAAATACTGCTATTTTATGACATATTCGTTTCCGTGCACCGATCTGTCAGTTGCCGGAAAACAGGCGGGAATGAAAAAGGGCAGCGGCACAAGATCTGGTCTATTATGGGAAGTGGAAAGAATTCTTTGTGAGATACAGGAAAACGGAGGAGAGCTGCCGCAGATTCTCTTCATGGAAAATGTGCCACAAGTACATGCGGATGTCAATAAAACGGACTTCCAGAACTGGATAGATTTTTTAACAAATCTTGGATATGTAAGTTACTGGCAGGACCTGAACGCGAAGAACTACGGCGTTGCACAAAACAGGAACAGATGCTTTATGTTCTCGTTTCTTGGAGAGTTTAACTATAAATTTCCAAAACCAATACCGCTTGAAAAAAGACTCAAGGATTACCTGGAGGATAGTGTAGATGAGAAATATTATATTGACAATGAAAAAACTCAAAAGCTGATAAGGACACTCATTGACAATGGTACTTTGCAAAATACAATGCTAAGAACAGAACAGAACGGAACAGAACAGAACAGAACAGAACAGAACAGAACAGGTCTGCGTTGACGGAACGATTAAAGAACCGAAAAAACGAGAAGTTGCAAACTGCATCAAGGCAAGATATGACTGCGGAATCAGCAACCTCCGTTCAGATGGAAACGTGGTTATTGACAGATTGCGGAGAGAAAGCGGAGAAACGCATTGATGTTGCGAGAGCATTAAAAGCAAGAGATTACAAGGGATTAGATAATTACGGCAGCAATGGAGTGATCGAATGGAAATATTAGGAAGCATTTATACAGAAGTTTCAGAAAAGTTTCAAAATGGCATTCTCAAGGGAGAAATATCGAGGTGTATAAAAGCTGAAAAACATGATCTTGGAGTTGTTATGGCAGAAGTAAAGCAGATAGGAAATATTGCAGAAGAAAAAAAATTTAGCAATCCACAGACAGGCAGAATCTATGATGTGGGGGGGTGCAGTCCAACATTAAGTACAATGCAGGGAGGCGGCAGAGAGCCGAAAATAATAGTTGCCATGCGAGGCAGAAATCCGGATGATCCATCAGACAGAACAGCCGGAAGTCCAACGGAGCAGCGGCTTGAACCAAATACGCAGGGAATCAGTAATCGCCCAACGAGTGTACAGAAAGATAATCTTGTTCTGATCAAGCAAGCCACAAAAGAAGGTTCGATCGAGTGTGAAATAGGCGGCTGCTTTGATGCAAGTTACCCTGAAAGCACAACAAGAAGAGGAAGAGTGCAGGATAAAGGGAACATCTGCCCAACCCTTACGGCACAGAATCAAGAGATTGTAAGGATCGAATCGAAATACCGTATAAGAAAATTTACACCTAGAGAGTGTGGACGGTTGATGGGAGTATCTGATGAAGATATCTCCAAGATGGAAAAAATTAACAGCGACACTCAATTATATAAGCAGTTCGGTAACAGTATCGTCGTAAATGTGATGCGTGCAATGTTTGAAAACCTAAATATAGATCAATAGGGAGGAAGGATATGATCGTAAGATTTGTAGCAGGCGAAGAAACAGAAGAATTTGAATATCCAAATGATACACCAGACGAAGATATTGATTACGACTATCAGCGATGGAACGCTAACCTCGGAAATGGATGGAGCAAAGAGGAGTAAAAGATAGAGCAGGAGCAGACCGGACAGCTCCGGTTTGCGTAAATTAAAGTTTAGGAGGTAGAACATGGAACAGAGATGGATTCCGGTGGCTGAAAGACTACCGGAAGATGGAACATATTTAACAACGCTTGACGGAGAGCTTGTCGGACAGGAAGAACCTTTCACAGGGATGTGCGGAATCGAAAATGGTAAATGGGATGAAGATGGATGCGTTATCGCATGGATGCCACTGCCGGAACCGTACCGGGAAAGTGAGGAAGAATTAAGATTTAACGGAGGTTGTAAAAATGAATGCACGAGAGATTGCAGATGTGATCGCAGAGTACCTTATAAATGAAAAGGACCTTGCTATTGTAATGATTAAAAACAATGACAAGGAAGAACTTGCAGACGATATGATGAATTAACTGAAATATAGAAAAATCTAATGGAGGAAAAAGCAATGAAAGAGGAATTATTAAAAATAGCACAGGAAAGTTTATCTTCGGATGAAGTAAGCAAAATTGTCAAAGAAAAATTCATGAATGCAGTGGGAGATGCAATCGAAAATGCTTTTCGCTGGGGAAACGTAAAGAAAACCATTGAGGAAAAGGTAGAAGAAGTCATGATCCCATATATTGAGAGATATGATTTCTCAGAGTATCTTCCTAAACTGGATTCTGTTTTAACAGAGATTGTTAATTCAGACTTCTGTATGGGTAATCGAAAGATTTTGGAGAATTTTAAGGATCTTATGATAAAACCGACACAGAAAGAAATTAAGCTCACGGATTTATTCAAAGCATGGATAAAACAATGTAAAAAGGATATCGACACAGACGGCTTAGATATTAATTACGATGATGGTGTTTCTTATGAATCTGTGTGTGCCGAGATGCGGTTTGAACTGGAAGATAAGCCATCATGGAGCTACGCACAGAGAGCAGTTATCACATTTGAAAACGAGCATGACGAAAAGTTGAATGTAGAAATTCCTGTGTCAAAGTGGATATGGGATAGCGGAAAAGAAGAACCATATACACTTTCTGCCTATAAGGATTTGACGATTTCGTCACTTAGAAACTTGAGTGAATTTGAGGTTTTGCTTTTGAGATTATCCAGAGCCGGAACAGCCATCATTATTGATAAGGAATATGATGATGATTATATTCAGCCGGTAAAACAGCCAGAAGCATCATTTAGCTAGGAGAAAATGTTATGAAAAAATGTCCATACGAAGAAAATAAAAGATGCACAAAGGACTGTAAATACGCCATGACGTGCATCCAGAGAAAGTCGAAGAGGGAAAGGAGTAGCCATGACAGAGAATGAAGCAAGTGTAAGGCTGGAAGTAATCAGAGCTGGATTACTTAGCGGAACTGATGTAAAAGTCGTTTCAAGTGAAGAGAATATAAAATCTATAGATGCTGCGATAGATGCCATTGAAGAAAATCAGCAGTACCGCGCAATCGGCACACCGGAAGAATTGCAGACTATGAAAGAACATGGCGGATTCACAGGTGTAGAATTAGCAAATATTGCTGCAATGCAAATGAAGCTAAAAGAGTATGAAGCAATCGGCACACCGGAAGAATGTCGGGAGGCGGTGGAGAAACAGACGGATGAAAAGCCTACTGCGGTACTTGGAACCTTTGGCGGCACGGAATACGAATGCAAGAATTGCGGGAGCGATGTATGTTATGGAGACGAATACTGCCGGTGGTGTGGTCAGAAGTTAGATTGGAGTGATGAAGATGAGAAAATATGACATATGTGGAAACTGCCCTGCGTCGTGGTGCGGAAGGAATGACGACTGGGAGTACGAGGAAGGCTGCTACTTTTACTGTGAAAAGTATGAGTTGATGTGTTTTCTGCCGCACTGGATCAAGAGACTGATATTGAGATGGTTGAGGAGGAAAGAGCGTGAGTAAGGAAATTAGAGAACTTAAGCCATGTCTGGCTTGTGGCGGTATTATGCGGCCAATCATGAAATATCATCCTTCATACAGGCAAAGTGATTTAGAGCTACTTAGGGAAAACAGCATGATTTTTTCAAAGATGACAAAATCTAGTGGTGTGGAATATGCGGCAAGATGTTATTTCTGTGGATATGAAAGGACAGATGAAAAAACGAAAGAGATTGTCACTAAAATGTGGGAAAGGAGGGCAAGCGATGAGACTGATTGATGCGGAGAATTTGATGACAGTAACGGATATTCGTGAAGATGGAACAGAAATTACATATGTTCCTTATTCAGAAATTGAGAGTGCGCCGACTGCCTATGATTTGAATAAGGTGGTAAATCAGTTTGAGGAACGAACAGCTTTCTTGAATGACTGCACAAAGTATGATAACGAGACAGCAGAGCAGCAGAAAAAATCCTATGACACAATGATGATGTACGAGGTCAAGGATTTGGTAGATGATCTGATTGAGATTGTGAAAGGCGGTGGAGTAGATGTCAATTAAACCGATTTTATTCAATACAGAGATGGTGCGGGCAAAAGGATGGTGAAAAATATTGAAATATCCTAAAGATATAACAGGTATGAGATTCGGACGATTAACTGCGGTCAAAAAGGTTGGAACAAAGGGAAGCGGAAGAGGTTCAAAAGCAATATGGCTTTGCAGATGTGATTGTGGGAATGAAAAGGAAATATTGAGAAATTCATTGGTAAGCGGAACGACCAAAAGTTGCGGATGTCTTGAAAAAGAAATCAAATCAACCATGCATTTAAAACATGGAATGGCAAAATCAAGACTTTGGAACATTTGGACTGGCATGAGAGACAGGTGTTCCAGATCGAATAACAAGGACTATCAGAGATATGGCGGAAGAGGAATCCGTGTTTGCCCAGAATGGGATAGTGATTTCCGAAATTTTTATGATTGGTCGATGGGTAATGGTTATAGTGACGAGTTGACCATAGACAGAATCGACAATGATGGAAATTATGAGCCGTCTAATTGTCGTTGGGTAACGAGAAAAGAACAAACAAGGAATAGAAGTATCACGAAAACAATCCCGCTTGCAAGAATAGCTGAAATTGACGGAATTACTTATCAGGCAGCATATGACAAATATGTGCGATGTAATGTATCGAATTTGAGCGGTGCGAGAAACCGGAAGAAAATTAAAGTTTAGCGGAGGATAAAAGATGGCTTATGGTTATGAAGATTTATCAAGAGCACAAGAAGATGTTATACGAGTTATGAAGGCGCATGGAAATATTTTGATAAAAAAACATGGGTTTTGGACATATGAAAATTGTGAATTTCACAAAGATCATAACAGCAACATTCCAATTTTCAGTTGCCAAATAACAACATTGAGAGTGCTTGCGCGAAGAAATATAGTCACACTTGATGAAAATAAAGGTATTTGTAAATTGAACTGAAATTTAGGAGGTGAGTGATATGGCTAAAGCAGTATTGGTAATGAATATGCCGGAATCGTGCGGGGAGTGTCCTTTTTGCAGAGGGCTGAATGAGTGTAAGGTAAAAAAGTACTTAGTTAGGGACAGGCTGTTCACTATTTTTACTGTGGACGCGCAAATCATGGAGGGTGGAAAACCGAGTTGGTGTCCGCTCCGGGAGCTGCCGGAGAAGAAAGAACGCAGAATCGGAGAACATGGAGAAAGAATGTTCAGAGCAGGATTTAATGCCTGCTTGAATGAGATAATGAGACAAGGCATGTCAGATTCTGTCGATTGACAGATAGTATTGAACATTGAAAATTGAATATTGGCGGTTGAAGTGGTATAATTTCCATATCACAAAAGATTGGGGGGGATATACTAAATGGCAGTAAATCAATTAAAAGTTGTAATGAGCATTTTGAAAGAAATTTCCGATGGAAATATTCCAAAGGCTAAAGATTATGGAATTGAGGAAGAAACATTTTACAATATTCTCGATGCAATGCAAGACGATGGGCTTGTAAAGAATATTCAACTTCCTCGAGGAGCTAACAAAAAAGCCGTTGCAGCATTTACAGAAAATGCTGCAATTACAATTAAAGGAATGGAATATCTGAATGATAATTCTGCATTAATGAAAACCTATAAGGGCTTAAAAGAAATTAGAGAATGGCTCCCGTTTTAGTAGTAATACCAACCGTCAATATTCGATGGTTGGTATTTTTTTGCCTAAAAATAGGAGGAATGAGATTGGAAAAACAGATTTTAATGGACTATATAGATGCCTGCGAACTGATCAGAGAGACGGAGCAGGATATCCAAAGATTAAAAAGAAAGAAGAGCGAGACAGTACAGGGTTCAGTTAAAGGGAGTAATCCAGACTTTCCTTATCAAGAACAGCACTTCCATGTCGAAGGAACGGCATATACATATGCAGATGATACAAGATTGCGGTTAGAAGAAAAAATATTAAGAGAACGAAGAGAAAATGCATCAGATATAAAAATAAAGGTAGAGCAGTATATGAACACTATACCAGTCAGGATGCAAAGGATAATCAGATATAAGTATTTTGAGGGAATGTCATGGGAACAGGTAGCAGATAGGATTGGAAGAATGGCTACAGGTGACAGTGTGAGGATGGAAGTGGACAGATTCTTAAAAGAAAAGTAAAGTTTGTTCGTTTTGTTCGGAATGTTCGTTTTTGATGTGGTAATATGGTATTGATGAAAGTGTATGACACAGACATCACTTGCATTTTTTTCATATTATCCCATTAGCCTGTAACAGTTTCATATATCTGTTACACTCCCCGTTTTGTAAAGGAGCTGTACACTATAACTTAGTGTAACAGCTTCTTTTTTTGGAAAATAAAAATAAGGTGGCGAGAGCGGATAAAGCCTTTGAAATGTATAAGCAAGGGCTTAAGTTAGTAGAGATAGCAAACCAATTGGGTGTTGCAGAGGGAACGGTGCGTAGTTGGAAAAATCGTTATAAGTGGGCTGGGGATAACGCAACGTTGCAAAGGAGTAAACGCAACGTTGCAAAAAACAGTAAGACACTTATAAAGAACAAAGAAAGTCCTGTTGCACATGAGGTCGAATCTGTAATGAAAAATACGGAGTTAACCGACAAGCAACAGCTTTTTTGTATATATTACATTCGATGCTTTAATGCAACCAAGGCATATCAGAAAGCATATGGATGTAATTATACAACTGCGATGTCAGAGGGAAGTAAGCACTTAAGAAATCCCAAGATAAAAGAAGAAATATTCCGTTTGAAGCAGGAACGCCTTAACAGGGAGTTCCTGAGTGAATCGGATATCTTTCAGAAGTATATGGATATCGCTTTTGCAGATATCACAGATTATGTAGAGTTTGGAAATGGCAGTTTTAATGATCCTGAAACAGGTGAGGAAGTTTCATATAGTTTTGTGAATCTAAAAGATAGCAAAACGGTTGATGGCACCATTGTTTCAGAGGTATCAAAAGGGAGAGAAGGTGCCAAGATAAAACTTGCCGACCGAATGAAAGCGTTGCAGTGGCTTACGGATCACATGGACCTTGCCACAGATAAGCAAAAGGCAGAGATTGCACTTCTGAGGGCAAAAGTACAGACTGATGATAGCGAAGAAATTGCAGATGATGGATTCCTTGAAGCGTTAAATGGCACAGCTGCGGAGGATTGGAGCAATGAAGAAAACCAATAAGATTAAACAGGTTTTTAAATTTAAACCATTTTCCCAAAAGCAGCGCAAAGTACTGAATTGGTGGTGTGAGAATTCTCCGGTCAAAGATAAAGATGGGATAATTGCCGATGGAGCAATCCGATCGGGCAAGACCGTGAGTATGTCGCTGTCATTTGTTATGTGGGCAATGAGTTCATTTAATGGCGAGAACTTTGGCATGTGTGGAAAGACAATCGGTTCTTTCCGTAGAAACGTTCTGTTTTGGCTCAAGCTGATGTTGAGAAGCAGAGGATACACCGTTGCAGATCACAGAGCTGATAATTTGGTTATTGTTTCCAGAGAAGACATGACCAATTATTTTTATATATTTGGTGGTAAAGATGAACGATCACAAGATCTCATTCAGGGTATTACCTTGGCGGGGGTCTTTTTTGATGAAGTGGCATTGATGCCAGAATCATTTGTAAATCAGGCAACCGGACGATGCTCGGTTGATGGTTCTAAGTATTGGTTTAACTGTAATCCGGACGGACCATATCACTGGTTCAAGGTGAATTGGATTGATAAGCGAGAAGAAAAGCATCTGCTGTATTTGCATTTCACGATGGATGATAATCTCAGCTTATCGGAGAAGATCAAGGAAAGATACCGAAGCATGTATACTGGTGTATTCTATCGCCGGTATATTCTTGGACTGTGGGCGATGGCAGAGGGCATCATCTACGATATGTTCGATACTGCCAATCATGTGATATCGAATCTGTCAGAATTAACCAATGCAAACTATTATGTGTCCTGTGACTATGGTACACAGAATGCAACCGTGTTCTTGCTATGGTGTAAGGACAGATTGGGGCGGTGGGTATGCTGCCGCGAGTATTATTATTCCGGTCGTGATGAGGAGCGACAGAAAACGGATACCGAGTATGCGGATGATCTGGAACAGTGGTTAGATGGAATAAAGCCGGTCAAGACTGTGATTGATCCATCTGCGGCATCATTCATAGCAGAATTGAAAAAGCGAGGTTATGCAATCAAGAAAGCGAAAAATGATGTACTGGATGGTATCCGTTTTGTGGCATCCCTGCTGAATCAGGGGAAAATCGCAATCAGTGACCAATGCCCGAACACAATTAAAGAATTTGGATCGTACATATGGGATCAGAAAGCATCGGAGCACGGAGAGGATAAACCGGTAAAACAACACGATCATGCAATGGATGCGCTTCGATACTTCTGCTATACGATTATTCGCAAGCCTGGAAGTATCGGTATTTTGAAATGAGGTAAGCAATGGACATTGAAACAATGAAACAACTGATAAAAAAATATGAACCCGGTCACGCCGCATTTGTGACGCGGGCGGCGGTGGCAGATCGGTATTACCGTAACGAGACAGACATCTTGTTTCGGGATAAGCCGAAAGACGAGAAAAAAGAAGAGCCTGACAATCCACTGCGCAATGCGGACAACCGGATTCCCCGGAACTTCCACGGACTGATCGTGAATCAGAAAGCCGCTTATGCTTTTACTGCGCCGCCGCTGTTCGATGTAGGCAGTACGGCAAACAATAAGCGCATCACAGAAGCCTTGGGGGATGAATATGCCAAGAACTGCATGGAACTGTGTGTAAATGCCGCCAATGCCGCTATCGGCTGGGTGCATTACTGGCAGGGCGATAACGGCTTTGAGTGGGCGGTTGTTCCGAGTGAGCAGATTATCCCGGTGTTTGACCGGAGTCTTAAACGCAGGCTGATCGGAGCCATGCGGGTGTATCCGGACATTGATGACGCGACCAGCGACAATTACACGGTGTACGAATACTGGACAGACACAGAGTGCCAGGCATTCCGGCGCAGAACTGGTGATGAATTAGAACTGCTGACCTATTATGACATGTTTGTGGATCCGGAGAACGGTGATATGGTAGCGGATTACCGGCATGACTTCGGGGAAGTGCCATTCATCCCGTTTTACAACAACAATATACATACAGATGATCTGCGAAACATTAAGCCGTTGATAGACGTATATGACAAGGTCTACAGCGGCTTTATCAATGATTTGGATGATATACAGGAATTAATTTTTGTGCTGTCTGGATATGGCGGTGAAGATCTGAATGGATTCCTATCTGATTTAAAAAAGTACAAGACCATTAAGGTAGATGGAGATGAGGGCGGTGCGGTGTCTACGCTGAACATTGAAATTCCGATTGAAGCCCGGAACAGTGTACTGGATGCAACTAGAAAGGCAATCTTCGAGCAGGGACAAGGCTTTGACCCGCAGCCGGAGAACTTTGGTAATCAGTCTGGTGAAGCGCTGAAATTCATGTATTCGCTCTTAGAGATGAAAACCGGACTGATGGAGACTGAGTTTAAACTTGGATTTGCGCGGCTTGTCCGGGCGATCTGTAAGGCTCTTGGCATCCAGTGTGGCACGATCATCCAGACATGGACCCGTACCTGCATTAAAAATGATACGGAGCAGGCGAAGATCTGCAAGGATTCGGTTGGTGTTGTCAGCAAAAAGACGATTTTGAAAAACCATCCGCTCGTTGAAGATGCAGACGAGGAAATTAAGCAGATTGAAAAGGAAGAGAAAGAAGCGCAGGAGAAAGCGGATACTTACACCGGGGCTTTTGGAATGACGAAAAAGGATGATCCGCCAGAGGGCAATAATCCGGATGATGCGGAATAATGGAATGAGGTGATTGCATGGATGAACGGTCAAGTAAATACTGGCAGGAGCGCTTCCGCCAGATGGAAGATGCGCAGCATGATACCTCCGTTCAGAAAGCGCAGGAAATCCAGGAGCAGTTCGACAGATCCCTTGCGGCGATTGACGGAAAAATCAATGCCTGGTATCAGCGCCTTGCCGATAACAACGGCGTATCCATGCAGGAAGCGCGGAAAATGCTCGATGCGGGGGAACTGAAAGAGTTTCGGTGGAATGTTGAAGAGTATACCAGATACGCAGAGGAAAACGAGATCAGCGGCGCATGGGCGAAACAGCTTGAAAACGCATCTGCGCGGGTACATATCAGCAGACTGGAAGCCTTGAAGATTGAAACACAGCAGGAAGTGGAAAAGCTGTATGGGAACTGTACTGATGCAATCGATCACCACATCCGGGATACATACACATCCGATTTTTATCACACGGCATTTGAGGTGCAAAAAGGCATCGGCGTTGGCACAGCCATGAACCGGTTAGATCCGGAAACAGTGGAAAAGATCGTGAGTAAGCCGTGGGCGGTGGATGGGAAGAATTTTTCAGACCGCCTGTGGGAGAATAAGACAAAGCTGATTAACAATATGCACAACAGCCTGTCCCGCATGTGTATTACCGGAGAAGCCCCGGACAGAGCCATAGCAGAGATTTCCAAGCAGATGGGAGTATCCAAAGCGCAGGCGGGCAGAGTGGTCATGACGGAATCCGCGGCATTTGCGAATAAAGCAAGACAGGATTGCATGGAAGAACTGGATGTGGAGCAGTTCGAGGTTGTTGAGACGCTGGACAGCCATACATGCGAGACGTGCGGTGGGATGGATGGAAAGCACTTCCCGATGAGAGAGTTTGAGGTTGGTGTGACAGCGCCGCCGTTCCATCCAAATTGCCGCGGTTGTACATGCCCTTACTTTGATGATGAATTTGACAGTGTGGGCGAGCGTGCCGCCAGGGGCGAGGATGGCAAGACCTACTATGTGCCGGCAGATACGACGTATGAAGAATGGAAAAAATCATTTGTGGATGGGAGTGAATCAGATTTAAAGAAGTCCGGGGCAGATGATGCTATTGCTGAATATGCCATGTCACGAAAGGAATATGATTCACAGGTTCAGGAGTTAGCTAAATTGGAAAGAGAAGTTGACGATGCACAAGATGCCTATATGGATGTTATGGACACGCCGCAGGCATCAGAGTATGAAGCTGCGTTTAATGATAAGTTTCAAAAAGCTGAAAGCTTGAGACAGGCAATTAAGGATTTAAAGGCAGAGTTGTCAGGAAAGGAAGCAAAAGCGGTTAGACAGGTGGAAAAAAATCTTGCAGTAAAAACAGGAATACCGCTTGATAAAGTAGAAATGACCGGCTTACAGTATGATACTGCCGATATGGTATATTCATCATATAAAACGGTTTTAGGTAAGTACCCGGAACTGAAAGGACAGCTTGCGGCATTTAAATATGATGGGGTATATGGCAGAGCATATGCAAGTTGCAGACCACTTACAGGTGAAGTCCAGGCACACGGCATTTTTGCCAATTATGACGAAGTTGTCAAAAGCTATGGGGATGATGTCCTTGCGGGATTTCATCCGGTTGGAACGGATCACAACAGCGTTATCATACATGAGTTAGGGCATGCTTTAGATGGATATATGACAAAGCAGAAGTTGTTGGGGGCAGATTATAACCAATATGGAATTTTACAATATACCAGTAAAACAGCTAAGGATATGACGTTAAAGTTTTTGGGATTTGATAAGCAGGAAATTGCTAACGAATTAAAGAGCCAAGGTTTGACACTTTCGCAAAGACGTGATATTTTGGAAGAAAGAGAAAAAGAGTTTATAACCCAGAATGTCAGCAAATATGCAGCGGAAAACGAAAAAGAATTTTTTGCTGAATGTTTTGCAGAATATATGACAAGCGACAAGCCAAGAGACGCGGCAAGAATCTTTGGAGAAATTATTGACAAGGCATTAGGAAGGTGATTTGTATGATGCCAATAAAAAGAAATATGACACAAGAAGAACATAAGCAGTTTCATAGAGAAATGTATGAAAATGAGAAGAAGGGTTTGACTGATTTTTTTCACGAACAGAAATATGACGAAAAGCATTTAAAAGAATTTTTAGTAAACTCTTTGAAACAAGAGTTTGAGGAAGAATTAAAACAGGATAAACTGTTGTAGGAAGCACGGAAAAATAGCCGTGCTTTTTTCATACCCAAAATCAGTAATAACAGGGCAACCGGAAATCTATGAACCGAACAGCGTAGAGGTGACGCTAAGTAAGTTCCTCCGGCAGTCCTGTTTTTATATTGTCCGAAAGCCTTATGACGTTTAAACTGCGGCAATTTGCCCTTATGCATGGCATCAAAACTGCATACTGCTGTGGAGACACCACGCTTAAAAACGGTGCAGGAAAGGAAACTATGGAATTTTTAAAAGACATTTTAGGCGAGGATCTCTATAAGCAGGTGGCAGATGCTGTCAATGCTCATAACGGAAAGCCGGAGAATAAGGAGAAGCAGGTGAAGATCGCAGACCTTGGATCTGGTCAGTATGTTGACAAAGGCAAGTATGATACCGCCGTGGCAGAAAAAGAGAATCTTGCCGGTCAGATCAAAACGCTCAATACTACGATTGGAGAATTAAAAAAGAACAATGCAGACAACGAGACGCTGCAGACAACAATTACCAATTTGCAGGGAGAACTCAAAAAGCAGCAGACAGCCAATGAGCAGATCACAAAGACCTACGCGCTGAAAGATTCCCTTGCAAAACAGGGCGTGCTTGATCCGGATTATCTGATCTACAAAGCTGGTGGGCTTGACAAGTTCACATTTGACAAGGAAGGTAAACCGGTTGGTATAGAGGATGCAGTAAAACCGTATAAGGAAGATAAGGCAATGGCGCATCTGTTCAAACAGGAACAGCAGAAACCACCATATCATCCACAGGGTGGCACCGGCGGCGCAGGAACTGCGAACCCATTTGCCAAAGAGACGTTCAATCTGACCAAACAGGGTGAACTTTTAAAATCCAATCCGGAGCAGGCAAAGGCACTGGCCGTAGCCGCCGGAGTAACATTATAACAGTATGAAAGGAAGATGATTTATGGCAATTACAAAAATTGCAGATGTGATCGTACCGGAGCTGTTTAACCGGTATGTAATCAACAGAACGATGGAGCTGTCCGCGTTTTTCCAGTCGGGGATCGTGGTAAACAGCCCGGAATTTGATACGCTTGCATCCGAAGCATCAAGAACACATAATATGCCGTTTTTTGAGGATTTACAGGGAGAATCAGAAGCGATTCTTGAGGATGTAAAGATGACCGCAAAAAAAATCGGATCTAATAAGGATGTATCAACCACTATTTTCCGTCAGAATATGTGGGGAGCAACGAATCTTTCAGCAGCTCTTGCCGGTGCTGATCCGATGAAAGCGATCGGTGATCTGGTTGCATCTTACTGGGCAAGGGACATGCAGAAAGAGCTCATCGCAATTCTTGCTGGAGTATTTGGTACAACTACAGCAGGAGCCGAAGGAACACCGGCAGCAGAAACCAGAATGAAAGATCATATCCTTGATCTTACTACAGGTAAGACAGATGCTGCAAAACAGATCAGCGCATCTGCATTTATCGATGCGTGTCAGCTTCTGGGTGATGCACAGGCACAGTTGTCTGGTGTGGCAATGCATTCAGCAACAAAATCTTATCTCAAAAAGCTGAATCTGATCGATACGGAACGTGATTCTACAGATGTAGAATTTGATACTTATCAGGGCAGACGCGTGACCGTAGATGATGGTTGTCCGGTTGCAGATGGTGTATACACAACATACCTTTTCGGTAATGGTGCTGTAGCATATGGTAATGGTTCTCCTACTGGATTTGTATCTACTGAGGTGGATCGTGATAAACAGACCGGAGGTGGAATTGATTATCTCATCAACCGCAAGGCGTTTATTTTACATCCAAGAGGAATTGCGTACACAGGAGCAAAACGTGATCATGTAGAGACTCCGCTTAGAACAGAACTTGCAATGGCAGAAAACTGGAAACCGGTATATGAACCAAAGCAGCTTAGAATTGTAGCTATTAAACATAAAATTGGCTAGGAGTGACAGCATGGAATTAAGTAGGCTGAAACAGTTATTGGGAATAGATGAGGGCGATACATCGAAAGATGTGTCACTCTCATTTGTTATCTCAGATGTAGAAGAAATAATAAAAAATTATTGTCACATTGAGGAAGTGCCGGATGGTCTGCTCAATACGGCTTATCGTATGGCGATTGATCTGTATAGAAATGAAAAGCCGGGGCAAGAGGAAGCCGCTACGGGTGCTGTTTCATCTATTAGTGAGGGTGATACTTCCGTATCATTTAAGCAGAGTGTGGATGACAATTTTAAAGATACCCTATTAAAAAATTATAAATTTTCTCTGAACCGTTATCGCAGGGTGGTGTTTCGATGATAGATGCAATAAGACAGGCACGGATGCTTGCAAGAAAAATACAGGAAGAATTGTACGATGGAAGGGCAACGGTTACTGAATCTCAAAAGGTTAAGGATGAAAAGACGAAATTAACATCCACGGAAGAGGTGATCGTTTTAGAGGATGAGCCGTGCAGGCTGTCATATTCGAATGTCAGTACAACAGACCAGACGGAATCAGTAGCAAAGACCTCACAGATCATAAAATTATTTATGTCCCCGGAAATAGAAATCAAACCAGGGGCAAAGATAACAGTTACACAGGCCGGTGTCACAGAGACATATGAGTGCAGTGGAACACCGGCAGTATATGAAACACATCAGGAGATCATATTGAAATTAGCAGGGAGGTATGCATAATGTCACGGATGGGAGGCTTTGATGCAAGGGAACTGCGTAAACTCAGAGATGAGTTAGAGAAGTTACAAGAGCCGGAAGAATTTATGAAAGACTGTGCTAAAGAATTAGCAGCAAGGCTTCTTAAGATGGTGGTTCAGAGAACCCCGGCAGACACAGGAACTTTAAGGCGTGCATGGACGGCCGGAACGTCATCCGAAGGTTATGCAAATTCTGTACAAGTCAATCATTTCGGGAATGTATATGAAATTGCTATTACAAATCCAATGGAGTATGCAAGCTATGTGGAATATGGACATCGGACACCTAATCATAAAGGATGGGTACCAGGAAAGTTTATGATGAAAATATCTGAAGAGGAACTGGAAAGAATTGCACCAGCCATTTTAGAGCAAAGGATATATAGATATTTTGGAGGACTATCAAGATGATTAATACAATCATATCAGCTATCAGCAATACGCTGGATGCAGAATTTGGTTATGATGTTCATTTAGGACAGGTAGAACAGGGGTTAGAGATTCCCTGTTTTTTTATTAATTGTCTAAATCCCCAGATCAGCAAATTTCCGGGGAACAGATACTATCGGGAAAATCAGTTTTGTATCCAGTATGTTCCAAAGTCTATCCCCAATAGCTATGCTGCCCTGTGGGAATGCAATGAAGTGGCAGAGAGCCTGACTTGGTGTATGGAATGCATCGATGTGAATGGAGATCTGTTGCGTGGAACGAATGTGCATCATGAGATTGTAGATGGCATACTGAACTTTTTCGTGAAGTACAACTGCTTTGTATGCAAAGAAGAAACACATACAGTAATGGATGATATTTCATCAGAAATGGAAGTAAAGGAAGGTGAATGATTTGGCAGAGATTAAGAAAAATGAGAAGTCAAAGGAACAGAGATTTTACAAAGAACAGTTTATCACATCAAAAAACTACCGTGGGAGGAGGGACTTATTAAATGCCATATTAGAGGATGACAGAGAGTACACCACGGAAGAAGTAGAAACGATGATCGCAGAGTATATGAAAGGAAAGGTGAAATAAATGGCATTAGGTGGAGGAAGTTATATGTCACAGGATAAAATCCTGCCTGGGACATATATCAACTTTGTATCAGTGGCATCTGCAAGCTCGGTATTATCTGATCGGGGTATTGCAACTATGCCATTAGAATTGGATTGGGGAAAGGAAGGAGAAGTATTTGAGGTTTCTAATGAAGACTTCCAGAAAGACAGTCAGAAAATTTTCGGATATGCTCATGACCATGAGAAAATGAATGGCTTGAGTGATCTGTTTATGAATGCAAAGACCTTATATGCATACCGCTTAAATGGCGGCGGCACAAAGGCAACGAACGCATTTGCAACCGCATTGTATGGTGGAACGCGAGGTAATGACATTAAAATTGTGATTCAGGCAAATGCAGATGAGACCAGTAAGTATGATGTAATGACGTATCTTGAGACAGCCAGAGTAGATACACAGACGGTAGCACAGGCATCTGAACTGGTAGCCAATGATTACGTTACATTTAAGAGTGATGCAGCACTGGAGGTAACTGCTGGCACTGCGTTGGCAGGAGGCACAAATGCAACAGTAGATGGGACAGCGCATCAGAAATATCTTGATAAGATCGAATCGTATTCTTACAATGCGATGGGGGTTATCACAACGGATGAAACAACAAAGAAACTGTATGCAGCATTCAGCAAACGGATGCGTGATGAGCAGGGGGTAAAATTTCAGCTTGTTCTTTACAATCTGAAAGCAGATTATCTCGGTGTGATTAATCTGAAGAATAAGGTACTTGATACCGGTGTTAGTGAAGCGTCTTTGATTTACTGGGTAACCGGTGCAGAATGTGGATGTGAAGTAAATAAGTCCTGCCAGAACAAACAGTATGACGGTGCCTTTGAGGTTGATACCGACTATACACAGACAGAGTTACAGGATGCGATTTTAGCAGGAGAATTTGTGTTACATAAGGTCAACTTTGAGACACGGGTATTAGAGGATATTAACAGCATGGTTACGGTAACAGATTCCTGTGGTGAGATTTTCAAAGACAATCAGGCCATCCGGGTGATCGATCAGATTGCTAATGATGACGCACTGCTGTTTAACAAAAAATACCTTGGCATCATTCCAAACAATGATTCCGGTCGGGTATCTTTGTGGTCTGATTTAGTAAAAATCCGACAGCAGTTACAGGACATTGGTGCAATTGAAAACTTCACAGATACAGATGTAACGATTCAGCAGGGAGATACAAAAAAATCAGTAGCAGTGACAAGTGGCATTCAGGTAGTGAATACCATGAGTAAGCTGTATATGACGGTAACAGTAGCGTAGAAAGGAGAAGCACATGGGAAAAAATAATGTAATGTTATCGAA